TGGAAGCCGCGCTGGACGATGAGCGAGGCGACCGTCTACTCGGAATCGGAGAACTACGCCGGCACCCTCGACTTCGCGGCCGAGCTCGGCGATCGCCCGCTCGTCGTCATCGGCGACGCGAAGACCGGCAAGGCGATCTATCCCGAGGTCGCCCTCCAGCTCGCCGCGTACGCCCATGCCGACTACGTCGGGCTGCCCGACGGCACCGACGCCGCGCTGCCCGCCTTCGACGCCGCGATCGCCCTGCACCTGACGCCCGACGGCTACGACGTCATCCCGGTCCGTGTCGACGACGAGGTGTTCAAGGCGTTCCTGTTCGTGCGGGAGGTGTTCCGCTGGCAGGAGGAGATCGCCAAGGAGGTGCTGGGTCAGCCGATGGCGGGCCCGGCGTCGCTCGAGTTCGCCGCCGAGCCTGCCGAGCAGCTCGCGCTCGAGCCGGCAGGGGCCGCGTGATGGGAGACGCGTGCGCCGTGTGCAAGGGCCACGGCTACGTCTGGACCGGTGCCGCCCGCGTCGTCTGCTGGCGCTGCGACGGGCGCGGCGCCGAGCTGCCGGGCCCGCGCAGGGAGCGTCGCCCGATGCCCGAGGCGCCCGATCCGATGCGCTCGAGGAGGAGGTAGGCGTGCCCATCCTGTCGTTGCAACGGCGCATGCGCGAACTCGGGCGCATCCGCACCGGGGTCCAGCAGGAGTACACGGACAAGGGCGGCAAGAAGCGCCGTCGGCCGGCCAAGCTCGAGACGTTCCGCCTGACGTCGGCGTCGCGCGACCTGCTCGAGGCGGCGGCCACGACCTACGGCGGCCGCGTGGCGCCCTGGCCCGAGCAGAACGAGTTCCAGCTCGTCACCGACGTCGACGCGCTCGACATCGTCGTGCCGCCGGGCCAGGCGATGAGCCAGTGGTACGAGCTCTGGTCGGGCGGCGGCTGCCAGCGCCGCTGCGATGGCGTCACGAACGTCCTCGCCGATGCGCCCTGCGCGTGTCCGGCGGACGCCGAGCTGCGGGTCGAGCTCGCGGCGAAGGGCGAGGCCTGCAAGCCGACGACGAGACTGAACGTCATCCTGCCGGCGATCCCGGACCTCGGCGTCTGGCGCCTCGAGAGCCACGGCTTCTACGCCGCGGTCGAGCTCGCCGGCACGGCCGAATTCCTCGAGCGGGCGACCGCGCAGGGTCGGCTGCTGCCGGCACGCCTGCGGCTTGACAGGCGCGAGATCAAGCGGCCGGGCGAGGCGACCCGGCAGTTCACGGTGCCCGTCATCGAGCTGCCGCAGACGCGGATCGGCGAGCTCGTCGACACGGGCGCGGGCGAGCTCGCCCCCGGCAACGGCCATGCCCAGCTCATCGCCGGGGCAGCCGGGCCGGCTCCGGCGGGCGGGCGACGGCAGCGCGTGGAGCGCCCGCCGATCGGCTCGTCGCCGGAGCTCCCGGCCGAACCCGACTTCCACAAGCCGACCGCGCCCTTCGGGGCGGAGCCCGAGCGGGTCGCCGGCTGGGTCGTCGACGAGGCTCCACCGCCACCGGGGGACCTCTCGTTCGACGCGCCCGGGCCGGGCACGCAGTCCACCGTCGACGCCGACGCCGTCGTCGCGAAGGACGAGGGCCTCTCGGTTGAGCAGTTCATGCGCCTCGTCGGGGGCACCGACGGGGTGACCAACGAGATCGTCGTGGCCGCGGCGCACGAGCTGTTCCCGGGCATCAAGAACCTCTCGTCGCTGACGGACGCGGCGCGGGGCGCGCTGTGGGACGCCATCACGAAGCGGATGGGACAGCCGGCGTGAGCGCGCTGCCACGGGGGCGCTGTCCTGCTTGCCACAAGGTGGTGCCGGTGCGTCGGAACGGCGCGACGCGCGAGCACCGAATCCCGTATCGCGGCGTCCGGTTCGAGGCGGGGCGGGCTCCGGGCGATCTGCCGACCGTCCACACCGGGACCCTCGTGTGCCCGGGGACCGGCCGAGCCGCGATCGTCGAGCGCCGTGACGAGGCCGCGCCGTGAGTGCGATCCGGATCGTCGTCACGGCCGAGCACATCGCCGCAGCTGCACTCGTTCCCGACATAGGAGAGGGCTTCAAATCCACCCATCCCGACGGCAAGGATCCGGTCGAGCTGGCGATCGAGGCCGCCATCGGACAAGCGGCCATGCTCGATAGCGACGGACCTGGGGAGGAGATCGCGACGATCGGGGCGGGCCGTACGACCCTCGTTGTCAGCCTGCCGCCCGAGGTCGCCCCGTGGATCGACAACTACTACCGCGGCTCGGAGGTCAAGCCGTTCGAGTTCGACATCGCGCTCGACGACTGGCTGGTCCGTCTTGTCGCGGGCGACCTCCGCCACCAGGTCGAACAGCTGGAGCAGATCCGCGACGTCATCGAGCACCGGGCCGACCCGACGGCTGAATGGCTGCGCTAAAGAAGGAGGAGGACCCAATGGCCGCACGTCTCGACCCGCAGCTCGCCCTCGACGAGCGGGCAGTGAATGACCCCGACCTCGAGTCAGCGCTCGAACGTCGGCTCCGGGCGCAGGACGACGTCGCCGAGGCGCGCGGCGTCTTCAAGACCGCCGACGACGAGGTCAGGACCGGGCTCGACGCGATCCCCGACTTCGGCGTCGACACGGCGCTGCGCATCGGCCGGTTCCGGATCACCAAGACGCACCGCGAGGGCGGGCTCGTGTCGTTCGAGCGCAAGGCCTCGGACCGGATCGCGATCGGCCTCATCGACGAGGATGGCGCCTCAGTCCGGCGCCCCGCAATCGCGACCGGGCCGTCGGTCAGCGATGACGAGGACCTGCGCCCGACCGGCGAGGTCAACGCGGCCGCCCTCCGGGGCGAGGCGGATCGGGCGACGGTCGACGAGCCGACCCCGATCCGCCGCAAGGCCAATATCCAGCCGCCTGCACCGCTCAACTGACCCGATGACCCCGCAGGCCCTCCTCGACTTTCTCGCGAGGCGGCCGGTCCCGATCCCCCCCTCGGGGCCGGCCGCTCCTCGCTGCCGCAACTGCGGTGACGATCGGCGCCTGATCGTCGAGGGCGAGCTCGCCGTGTGCTGGCGCTGTTTGTACCAGCTGGCCGGCGCCGCCGCCCACCCCGAGCGCCTGACCGAAAGCGAGCGGGAGCTGCTGCTCGAGGCCCACGGTGATGTCGTCGAGCTCCGCAGCTATCCGGCGCTCGCTTGGGAGCACACGGGCGGCGATCTCGACGCGCGGATCCGGCAGCGCCTCGAGGCGATCGCCGAGACCTCGAGCCCGACGGCGGCCGCCAGGCGGCATGGCGGCCACGACACCGACGTCGCGGGCTGCTCGTACTGTGCCGAGCGGTCGTACTGGCGGCGGGCCCGCATCTGATGCCCGTCACCCGTCGCCCGAACGGCGAGCACGTCGTGGAGCGGATCGCCCTGGTCGGCTCGCCGCCGGGACCGGTCGAGCGGGTCGTGATCGCGACGCCCGAGCTGCCGTGCGGCGGCTGCGCCCACGCGGCCGTCTGCTCGATCCGCCCCCTTCTCGATCCGGCGAGCCTGGCCGTCCGGGGCCCTGACCGCCCGCACGAGGCGATCCGGATCGGCGTCCGGATCACCCTCGAGTGCGACCACTACCTGGCGGCGCAGCCGGCGTCCGTCAACGGCGGGCGGCCCACCGACGCCGAGCGGATGGCCGCCAGTCGCCGGCGTGGCGCTGCGGCCCTTCCGAAGGCGCGGGCGTCGCGGACGGGCGCGGTCCTGCCGAAGGATCGCGGTGAGCGCAACGCGCTCGTCGCCGAGACGCTGCGCTCGACGTCGAGCCGGACGGCGGCCGCGCTCAAGCTCGGCGTCTCGCCCGCACGCGTCGACCAGGTCATCGCCGAGATGCGCGAGGAGGGCTCGCTGCCGGCTGACGTCGCCCAGACGCTCGCCGCGCGCTTCGGGAAGCGGGCCGCCGCGGAGGCGCCGGCGTGATCCTCGAGACGCCGCTAACCGAGCGGGCGGTCTATTTGGGCGACGACTGGCATCGCTCGCCGACTGGCCTGTTCGTACCCGCACGAGCATCGAAGGCTGAACGCTATCCGCTGCCGGTCGGGATCGACCTGTTCTCGGGCGCCGGCGGCTTCTCGCTGGGGACGCACCAGTCTGGATTTCACGTCGTCGCGGCGATGGACAACTCGCCCGAGGCAGCGATCACCTACCTGCATAACCTCGGCGATCGCAATGTCCGGATCCACTTCGACTCCGACGAGAGCCGCGATCGGTTCACCAAAGTGCTCGAGCGCCAGTGGGGCCTGACCAAGAAATCGAAGGGTCTCGTCAGGGCAACGGCCGTGAGCGGGTCAGGCTGGATCAGCCACTACGGTTGCACCGAGCCGATGCACGACGGGATCGGATACGACGGGCAGCCGAGCGAGTACCTAGCCGCCATCAATCGTGCTCCGCTGCACCCCTACGGCTGCGAGCACTACTTCTTCGGCGACGCCCGGAACTTCACCGGCGCACAGATCCTCGAGGCCCTTGGGCTTGAGCGTGGCGATGTCGACTACGTCTTTGGTGGCCCGCCATGTCAGGGCTTCTCGACATCCGGCCGACGGAACGTCTACGACCCGCGCAACTCGCTCGTCTTCGAGTTCGCGCGTCTGGTCGTCGAGATCCTCCCGAAGGCGTTCGCGATGGAGAACGTGCCCGCGATCGCGTCAATGGTCACGCCCGACGGCATCCCGGTCATGGAGGCCTTGGCGCTCTACCTGGAAACCGGCGGCATGGGCGATGCCGGCCGCCTGCTGCAGTCGCTGAAGGCCACCTCCGGAGCGGGGGCAGCGATCAAGAACAACGGCAGGCCGACGTCGATGAAGCGGCGCTCGATCCGGCGAGTCGCCGAGCCCGAAGAGGTCGCGCCTGAGTCGCCCGACTTCGAACAGGTATCCATGTTCGCCGAGGCCGCGCGATGAGCACCGAACAGGTCACCACCGCCCGCCCGCCCGAGGTCGTCGCCCGCGAGCACGAGCTAGCCCGGGCCTACGACGCGGCGAAGACGCTGCAGGCGCGCCTCGAGATGCTCGGCGACCACGAGCCCGAGGTCCGCGCGGTCCGGATGCTCCGGGCGGCGCTCGGGACCGAGATCCTCCGCCTCGCGACCGAGCAGGGCCGATGACGAGCGAGACCTTCGTCGCCGAGGCCGTGGCGGCGATCGTCGAGGACCGCCGCACCCCGGTCCCGAGCGGTGAGCGCTGGGAGGCGTACCGCCGGGCCGACGACGCGCTGGCCCCGCTCGCCTGGCAGCTCGCCGAGATGACCGAGCACCAGATCCTGCCGGTGGCCGAGTACCTCGCCGGCGTGCTCGACCGCGAGCCGCTCCGCAGCCGCCCGACCTTCGAGCCCCACCGGATCGTGCTCGGCCTGTTCCTGCTCGCCCTGCGCGACGTCGTCACCGGACTCGAGGCCGACGAGGAGGTTGCCCGCCGGCTCGGCGTCGAGTTGCGGCCCGCCTGGTACGCGGCGGCCATCGAGTCGGTCCTCGCGACCGAGCAGCCCCACGCGTCACCGGAGGATCCCCCGATGCCCGAGCCGCCCGCAGCGCCGACGTCCGATGAGATCGCCGAGTTCTTCGCCTGAGCGATGCGACGCGCCTTCGAGAGCCGAGGGCTCGGCTACGTGATGAGCGTCCCCGAGATCGCGACCGAGTTCGCGGTCGAGCGCCTCGTGCGCTCGCGGGGTGACCTCCACGGCGAGCTGTCGGTCTCGTGCGGCCTGGCGGGCGTGCGCAGCTCCGACGGCCACCTCCACCAGGCCCGGGTGAACCTCTCGTCGACCCAGACCCGGCGGACCGTGGCGGGCTACCTCGCCGAGCGGGCGAACGTCGCCGAGGTCGACTGGAAGGACCTGCTCGAGGACTTCTGTGCCCGGGTCCTGCGCTCGGAGCGGGAGGGCGAGCCGTTCGTCACGGTCGGCCGCCGTCCGCCCCGGATCGATCCGGGCATGCGCCTCGAGCCGCTCCTGCCGGCGGGCAAGACGACGATCCTGTTCGGCGACGGCGGTGCCGGCAAGAGCACGATCGCCCAGGCGATCGCCGTCTCGGTCGCCTCGGGCGAGGAGATCATCGCGGGCTTCGAGCCGCGCTCGGCGCCGGTCCTCTACCTCGACTGGGAGACCGACGCCGACGACGTCGACGGCAGGATCAAGGCGATCGCCCGCGGCGCCCGCCTCGACGAGATCCCCGAGATCCACTACCGCGCCTGCGTCGGCGCCTTCGTCGACCAGACCGAGGACGTCGTGCGAATCGTCGACGAGGGCCACGTCGGGCTCGTCGTCATCGATTCGGTCGAGATGGCCTCGGCCTCGACCAGGGGCGAGGGCGGCGACGCGAACGAGGCCGCGATCCGGCTCTTCTCGGCCCTGCGCCATCTGCACACCACCGTGCTCGCGATCGACCACGTCAGCAAGGCCTCGACCGAATCGAGCTCGGGCGCCGGGAAGCCCTACGGCTCGACGTTCAAGGCCAACTTGGCGCGCGGCACGTTCGAGCTCCGCCAGGCCAAGGCGGGCACGGGCGACGACGGCCGGATCCACGTCGCGCTCTACCACCGCAAGTCGAACGTCTCGGCGCGCATGAAGCCGCTCGGGCTGTGGGTCGAGCACGCGGGCGAGCTCATCCGCTTCGGGCGCGAGGACATCACCGAGACCGACCTCGCCGCCGGCATGACCCTCGCCGACCGGATCGCCGCGATCGTGGCCACAGGATCCGCCTCGGTCGACGACATCGCGCTCGAGCTCGACGAGCCCGCGAACAAGGTCCGCTCGGTCCTGAGCCGCGGTCGCGACAAGCGGTTCATCAAGCTGCCGTCGGGCGACTGGGGAGTCCTGAGCCATGCCGGGTAGGACGCCGATCGGGGCGCGCCGGCTGGTCCGCGCAACGTCTGCAACACGTGTTGCGCAACACGTTGCGTTCGGGTCTTCGACAGGGTCGCGACGGGCCGCGCAACGGGGTGTTGCGGAGTGTTGCGCAACACCTTCCACTGGTTCCGCAACACCGGGGAGTTACTTACGTAACTCTCCCCCCGGTTAGCAACCATGGTTCTCGACCGTTGCAGGGGTAGGGCGGGTCGAATCTCTGGCGGCGATCGACCGGCCCGGCAGTCACGAAAGCGCGATGGCGAAACCGCGACCCGAAAGCGGGTCCCGGCGTGACGGTCCGGGCCCGCTCGATGGTCGCAGCCTCCGCTGACCGCGCCGCGGCGCTCGACCGTCTGCGCCGCCAGCCGACCCACGTCATCGGCACCCTCACCGAGAAGCAGTGGCTCGCCCAGGTCGTCGACCTCGCCAAGCTGTTCGGCTGGGCGACCTACCATCCATGGCTCTCGATCCATTCGCCGCGTGGCTGGCCGGATCTCGCCCTGGTGCGGCCGCCTCGCCTGGTCCTCGTCGAGCTCAAGACCGACAAGGGCCGCACGAGCCCCGCCCAGGACGCCTGGCTCGAGCTCCTCCGGCAGGTGCCCGGCGTCGAAGTGTTCGTCTGGCGACCAGCCGACATCGAGCAGGTCGCCGGGGTCCTGCGATGAGCGACCCGCTCCAGCTTCCCGAGACCGCCTCCGAGGCCGATTCCCTGCGCCGGGCGTACTGGCGGGGCTACGAGCGCGGCCGGGCCGAGCGGCCCTCGTTCCTGCCGCTCGTGGTGGCCGTCCTGCTCTCGGCGATGGTGATCGTCGCCCCGCTCGCCTTCCTCGCCGGCCGTGCGTCCGCCTCGGTCCCCCGTCCTGCGCCGCAGCCCACGGCCTGGAAGCCGGTCGACGTGTCCCGGCTCCCTCGTGCGTCCGCTGCGGCGCAGGACGAGGCGCCGAGTCGATCCGCAGCGGTGGGTTCGATGGGCCTCGGCGCCTCGCCTTCCCCCTCGGTCGCTCCATCTGGGCGGCCCGCCCCGGTGCCCGTGGCGTCCGCGAGGGGGAAGACCGTCCACGGCACGGCGAGCTGGTACGACGACGGGCCCGGTCTCTACGCGGCGGCCGGACGCGGCTTTCACAAGGGCGAGCTCGTCCGGGTCACGTTCAACGGTCGTTCGATAGGGCTCCGCCTGGTCGACGTTTGCGCCTGCTACCGGCGGACCAGCCGGGAGCGAGTCATCGATCTCAGCCGGGATGCGTTCGCCCGGCTCGCAGACCCAACGCGGGGGTTGATCCGGGTCACCGTCACCGTGGTCCGGTCATGACCAAGCCAGGCAATCCGATCGCCCATGCTCTCGCCGCGGCGCTCCGCGAGATCGCCGCTCGGAAGGCCGTCGAGCGGGCGGAGCGCCGTGCCAAACTGACCGTCGTCGACGGAGCCAAGCGAGGAGGCGAGGCCGCGTGAGCAGGCTGATGTCGGTCTCGATCACGGAACGGGCGGTCAGGGACCGGAGAAAGACCGTTACGCGTCGCCTCGGCTGGCGCTTCCTGCGGCCCGGTGATCGACTGACGCTGTGCCGGAAGGTGCAGGGGCGTAGGCCCGGCGAGCCGCTGATCCGGATCGCGGAGGTGGAGGTCGTCGACGTCCGCCGGGAGCCGCTCAGCGCGATGACAGACGCCGATGTGGGACGCGAGGGCATCGACGCGGCGCTCGAGGTCGCGGGCCGGACGGAAGCCGAGGCATGGGTCAGCTGGTTCGCTTGGACGATGGGCTGCTCGGTCGACGACGAGGTCACCCGCATCGAATGGCGCTATCTGTGAGACGCCTGCCCACCTCGGTCGACGAGCTTCGCGGCCTGCGCGCGGCCCGCTGGATCCGCGAGTCGACGGCCGGCCAGTACGACCGCTATGGCCCCGACGCCCAGCGCGAGCTCCAGGACCGGGCGATCGCCAGGCTCGGCCTCATGGACTCAGGCGCCGCCTGGTCGGCGGCGCACTCGGGCTCGACGGTCCACCGGGCGCCGGCGATGCGGGCGATGCTCGCCGCGGCGGCCGCTGGTGAGTTCGACGTCCTGCTCGTCGGCTACGTCGCGCGCTGGCAGCGCAACCTGCGCCGAACGCTCGAGCTCCTCGAGGACGAGCTCCACCCAGCCGGCGTCGTGGTCTGGTTCTGCGACGAGGAGCTCCTGAGCTCGGCCGAGCGGGCTTGGGACCAGCTCGTCGACGAGGCGAAGGCGGCCGAGAGCTGGCTTCGGCGCCATCGACGGCGCGTCCGGGAGGGCTACGCGGCGAAACGGGCGACGATGCGTGATCCCGGCGGCCGGCCGCCGATCGGCTTCCGGCGTGACCCCGAGACCAAGCTCGTCGAGCCTGACCCGGATCGCCTCCCCGTCGTCCGCCGGGCCTACGAGCTCGCCGCGCAACGCCGGACCGATCGCGAGGTCGCGGCCGCGACCGGGCTGCCGCTTTTCACGGTCCGCGGCCTGCTGACGAGCCCGCTGTACGTCGGCCGGCTTCGCACCGGAGAGCGGGCCCACTGGCCGGCCGTCGTCGAGCGCGAGCTGTGGGAGACCGTCCAGGCCGTGCGGGCGAGGCGCCGGACGCGGGACGGCCGGCCCGCCCACCGACGGTCGTATGCGCTCACGATGCTCCACTGCGCCGCCTGCGGCCGCCACCTCATCGGCGACACCGGTCGCTACCGCCACCCGGATCCGTGCAGCGCCTTCGTCGCGGGCCGACGGGAGCCGCGCCGGCGGATCCGCGGCCAACGGCGGGCGATGCCCGGTCACAGCTACCGGGCGGGCGAGTACGAGGGCATCGTCCGCGAGGTCCTCGCCCGGGTCGGGCTCGGCGCCGAGCTCGTCGCTGACGTCGTCGCCCTGACGCGGGATCCGGGGCCCGATCGCCTGGCCAGCGCGCGAGTGGATCGGGAGCGCGACGCCGCGCTGGCGCGCTATCGCCGGGACCGCGACGCCCCGGCGCTGGAAGCCACCATGGCTGCCCTCGACGAGCAGGAGCGCGAGACCCGCGAAGCCGCGCGGGTCACCCGATCGATGGATCCAGCTGAGGTCGTCGAGTACCTGCGCGACCTCGGGCGGGTGTGGGACGAAGCGCCGGCGTCGCGCCGCGCGCTCGCCGAGGCGATCTTCGAGCGGATCGAGGTCCTCGGACTGCGCCGGATGCGGATCCAGCCGACCCCCGGCGCCGTCGCAGCAGGGCTCGCGGAGGCGTTTGCGAGCGCATCTGCTGGTTATGGTCGGGGCGAGAGGTTTTCGGGCTCCGGTTCTCGGCAGATCCGGGGTTGCCGGGTCTCGATCGTCACCGGTGACGACGAGCGGTTCAGGGCCGCTCGGAGGGCGGGTTGAGCCGGCGGACGTACGACCCGGCCGAACGCGCCATCGAGATGCTCGGACTGCTGGCCGTCGAGCGGGCGGCCCGGCGGTACGCGGCCTTCACCCACGGCAACCTCGGCGACCAGGGCAGGTACCGGGCCCGCGAGGAGGCCCGCGAGGCGCTCCTCGATGCCCTCTCGCAGCTCGACGCGGCGCGTGGCAAGGGGTCCGCCTCTCGCACGGTTGAGCCAATTTCGTAGCTATCCGGCGGGTTTGGCCGATTTCGCAGCTACCCTGCCGGCCATGCGGCGCCCGCAGGCTGTTCCCGCGCGTCAGGCATCGCGTCCTCCTGCGGCGGGCGCCGCTCGAGGGCACCCGTGGGCGCTGCGCTAGCCATCGCCGTGCCGGATCAGGGTCCGCGCCGGCGCTACGCCGATGAGCCGAGCAATGGGTACGTGACCGTCCGGACGTTCCTCGACCAGCTCCAGCGGATCGAGGAGAACTACCGCGACGCGATCAGCGGGACCGAGCGGCGCCTCGTCGAGCGCCTCGAGATGGTCCAGGAGCGACTCCGCGACGGGCAGAAGGAAGTCCAGGCGAGCTTCGTCGAGTACGTCGGCGCCCACCAGGCCGACCACACCCGGGAGCTCATGGACCATGAGGAGCAGCGCCGGGCGGTCAGCGAGTGGATGACGGCCCAGCGCCTCACGACGGCCCGTCAGGAGGGCCGGATGGCGGTCCTCTTGCTCATCCTCCGGATCGTTCGCGAGTACGGCCCGGTCATCGCCAAGGTTCTCGTCGTGCTCGGCGGCTTCCTGGCCGTCATCACGGGCTCGATCCGCATCGAGCTCAACCCGTGATCCTCGAGCCGGTCACCATCCTCGCCGTGTTCGTCCTGGGGCTCGCGGTCGGCCTCATCGTCGGCTCCTACCTCGTGGAGCGGCCGTGATCGGAGCGTACGTGCGCTGGATCGTGGCCCGCCACGTCGACGGCTCCGTCGCCAAGCAGTCGAGCTGGCACTTCGTGGTGGGCTACACCCCGAACGGCTCGTACCGGACCCGCTGCGGCCGGCTCGTTCGACTGGCGTTTGCATCTTGGTCAGATGCCCTGCCGGGCGATCAGAAGTCCTGCGAGGCATGCCTCCGCTACGCGGCCGGTGATGCGACGTCCGTCGACACCGACGAGGTGACCCAATGAGTCATTGCCCGGATGTCCAGCCCAAGTTCCAGGACCAGATCAACTCGACTGATCCGCAGGGCGGGCGATCCTGCACGACCTACTCCGCGGCCATGCTCATCGACCTCGATACCTGCGGCCGGGTCATCCCGACCGGCAAGCGCGTCCGCGAGCTCACCGGCGACACGTCGGGCGGCATCAACCTCGGCCAGGTCGATTACGTGGCCCGGGAGTACTTCGACGTCGACTTCGACACCCGCTACCGCTATCTGTGGTCGGAGTTCGCGCGGCGCATCGACAAGGGCGAGGCGGCCATCCTGCAGGGCTGGTACGCGCCGATCGCCGACAGCCGCTTCGACGCCGGCCGGGGCTTCCGCGGCAACCATGCCATCTGTATCCCGCCCGACTGGGCAACGCTCGACCCGCTCGCCGATGGCCGCGCGGCGGGCGTCTACCAATACAAGGGCGAGCCGTATCCGAAGGCGCTCCTGCGCGACTTCGCCGGCCGCCTGAACATCGGCAGCGATCCCGACACCTACCGCCGCCTCGGCGACGGCTACGTGTACGCCTCGTTCAGCCGCGACATAACCGCAATCTGGCAGGCGATCCTGCCGGCGGCGAGCTATTGGGTCTACACCGTCTCGGGCGGCGAGGTGAGGTCCCGCGAGAGCCGCCTGCGGACGACCACGGCCACGGTGCCCTGCGGCCCGCCCCGCTCCTACCCCTGGCCCGGACACACCCGGAAGTCGCTGGTGAAAGTGACGAAGGGTGCCCTGCTCGGCAAGTACGTCAGCTCGACGTATGCGAAGGAGGTCCCATGAGCGACGACATCGAAGTCCCCGACGCCCCGGCCCCGGATGCCGATCCCGAGGACGACGACGACGCGCCGGATGTCGATAACGATGAGGTGACCGAATGAGCTACTCCGTCAGCGGTTCTGGCCATGGCGTGGACAACGAGAAGGCGAAGGATGCCTTCCGAGAGTTCGTGAAGGCGCTCGACGAGGCGACCGACCTCGACAAGCATGTCGAGGGCTGGGCCGACCCGACGCTCTTCAGCGGGAGCATCTCGGGTGGCCATGCCGAGGGCTCGTTCAGCCTGACTGCCGACGAGGCACGGCAGGTGACCGAGCCATGATCTTCGGCAGAGAGCCAGCGGCGATCGCCGCCTTCGTCGCGATCCTGGTCAACCTGTTCGTGAGCTTCGGCCTGAAGCTGACGGTCGAGCAGATCAGTCTCATCAACGCCCTCGTCGTCGCTGGCCTCGCCCTGTTCGTCCGACAGAACAGCACGCCCGTTGCCGCCCCGACGCTGCCCGAGGGCACCAACGTCACCGTCACCACCCCACCGGGCACGCCCGACCGGGTGACGACGCTCTAGATGCGCGTCCCGCGGAGGTTCGCCATCGCCGCGGCGGTCGCCCTCATGGCGGCCCCGGCGCCGGCTGCCTCCGCGGTCCCGACCGTCACCCTCGAGTCCCAGGCGTGGTGGCGCGCGGCCGGGATCAGCGTCCCCTCGCAGGTCGGCCAGCACGTCCACCTCACCGTCACCGTGCCGGCCGACGGGGCGATCGTCGACGGCCAGTTCGGTACGACCATTGGCGTCCTCCTCCATGCCCAGCCGAGTGTCCGCAAGGCCCTCGCCCGCCTCCGCTTCGGCTCGGAGTCGGTGACGCTCTACGACCGCACGACCGACATCGCCATGACCGTCCCCGACTCGACGCGTGACTTTGCGGTCACGATCGATTTCGGGCGGCTCTCGACGGGCCGCCACGAGCTCCGCTTCTCGGCGATGGTCGACTACCTCGATGGGACCCGCCAGTTCCAGTCGACCGGCTACCAGGTCTGCGTCCGGTCCTGCTCGCCGTCGTACCGCTCGGGCAGCCACACCGAGGCTCGGGGCTGGTACTCGGATCGCGGGTACGCCAACGCCAAGCTGACGACGCCCGTCTCGTCGGTCCGCTCGGGCGGCACGATCGGCGTCCGCCTCGGGCCGGGCTCGGGCGGCAAGCCGACGACGTATGCGGGCGTGTTCATCGACCCCGACTTCCACGCCGGCTTGGCCGGGACGATCATCCGCACCTGGGCAGGGCCGTTCACAGGCTCCGTGACCCTGCCGACCGTCGCATCGGGTGCCCACCGCCTTGTCCTGCTCTCCTCGGACGGTCGCAACGCCGGGGTGCAGGTCATCGGGTTCAGCGTGCCGTGAGCTGGCTCCGCATCCAGGGCCATCCCGCATGAGCGGGGCCATCGACGCGGCGATCGCCGCCGCCGCCCAGCCGGTGGAGCAGCGACTGAACGCCCAGGTCCGACTTGCCACCGGGAGGCTCGTCCTGGTCAACGTCCCCGCCGACATGACCGATGCCGAGATCCTGCACTTCGCGGGCTGGATGACGACCGACATGGCAGCACAGCTTCGGGATCGCCGACCGGCTGGGCGGATCCTCGTTCCGAGGGGATCGGGGTGAGTCGCTCGGGCCTTCGATCCGCACTGCCTCGGCGTGTCCAGGCTTCGCGCCATCGCCGGGGGTACACCAACGACTGGGCGCGGCGCTCGAGGCAGGCGATCGCCGATCACGTCGCGCGACATGGGATGGTCTGCCCGGGGTACGGGGACGAGCACGAGCCGCATCCGATCAGCGGAATCGGCGGCGAACGGTTGACCGGGGACCACCCCGTCCCCCTGGCCCTGGGGGGTGGGTGGGACCAGGAGCCGATCGTTGTCTGCCAGGCATGGAACACCCGGCGTGGTGCCCGGGCCCACGCCGAGCTCGCGCGATTGCGAGCCGTCGGCGACGAGCCCCATCGAGAAATCTCGGCGGACCCCCCATCCCCCCCGGGACTACGTCCCGACAGAAAATCGTCTGTACGGGATTGGGAGTGGGCCTGATCGATGCCTGGCCCGATGCCAACCGACCCAGCCCAGCGCCAACGCCGGAATCGCGCCTCGACCGCCGGCGTCGTCGCCGCGGCACCCGCCCGCGAGGGAAAGCGCCTCCCGCCGCTCGGCCGGACCCGGCCTGACGCGACCGCCGGTCCCTGGCACCCGGAGACGCGCCGCTGGTGGCGCACGATCTGGAGCTCGGCGATCGCCGATCGCTGGGTCGACGCGCACGTGCCAGGCCTGCGTGCCCTCGCCCGCCTGGTCGACGACTACTGGCGCTCCTCCTCGCCCGCCGAGGCGAAGCAGCTCCACGCAGAGATCCGGATGGCGAGCCGAGAGTTCGGCCTCTCGCCGATGGCCGCCCGGTCGATGGGCTGGGAGTTCCGCCGCCCCAAGCTCGACGAGGGCACGGTCCGATCGCCCCTGCCGCCGGGCGCGGATCCGCGCAAGGTGCTGACGCTCGACACGAGGCGAACGGGATGACGGTGATGGTCCTGCCGCCGGAGGACGAGGAGCCGTGGCCGACGCTCGGGCCCGAGGTCTGCGCCCTGATGGAGGCGAGCCTCGTCTTCGGCCCCGGCGACCTGCGCGGCCAGCCGTACGTCCTCGACGACGAGGACCGGGCGCTCGTCTACGCGGCGTACGAGGTCTACCCCAAGGGCCATCCCCGCGAAGGGCGCCGGCGGTTCAACACCGTCGTCTGGATGCTCCGCAAGGGCATGAAGAAGAGCGAACGCGCGGCGGCCGTCGCCGCGGTCGAGCTCCACCCCGAGGCACCGGTCCGGTGCGATGGCTTCCACAAGGTCGACGGGGTCTGGCGGCCGGTCGGGCGGCCGGTGACCGATCCCTACATCCCGATCGTCGCCTACACCGAGAAGCAGGCCGAGGACACCGCCTGGGCGTCGCTGTACGTGATGGTCAGCGAGGGCCCCGCGGCCGACAAGTTCGACATCGGCCTCACCCGGATCATGCGCGCCGCCGGCGACGGCAGGGCCGAGACCCTCGCCACGGCACCGGACTCGCGCGACGGCGGCCGGACGACGTTCCAGATCAAGGAGGAGATCCACCGCTGGACGCTGCCGCGGCAGCACGAGACGCACCACACGATGAGCGCCAACCTCGCCAAGCGTCCGATCGCCGAGCCGTGGGAGCTGATGCCGACCACGGCCTACGCCCCCGGCCAGGGATCGCTCGCCGAGAAGCTCCACGACGCGGCGCGGTTCACGCTCGAGCAGGGCGATGAGACGGCCGAGCGGAGCCGGATGTTCTTCTTCTACCGCTGGGCCGACGAGTCGATCGACATCTCGATCCCCGAGGGCCTCGACGAGGCGATCGACGAGGCCTCGGGACCCATCGCCGCACGCTGGTCGGACCGCGGCCGGATCGCGGACCAGTTCAGCGCCGGCGGCGCCAACACCCGCTACCTCGAGCGCACCTGGCTCAACCGGATCCGCAAGGATGCCCTCCAGGCCTTCGACGTCGAGCGGTTCAAGGATCTCGCCGAGCCGTCCCACGCGGTCCTACGCGAGGCCCTCATCACCCTGGGCTTCCATGGCGCCCGGTACTGGGACGCCGCGGCCCTCGTCGCGACCGAGATCCTGACCGGGTTCCAGTGGCCGATCGGCATCTGGCAGCGGCCACCGGACGCGCCCGACTGGGAGGTCCCGCCCGACGAGGTCGACGCGGCCGTGGCCACCGCCTTCGAGACCTATGAGGTCTGGAAGTTCTACCTCAACCCGGATCGCTGGGAGAGCTCAGCCGCCGAGTGGGCCCGCGATTACGGCGAGGACCGCGTCCTGATGTGGCGAACGAACGCCTGGACGCATCTGGTCCGGGCGGTCCGCGCCTGGACCGAGGCGATGACGACCGGTGAGCTCCGCCACTCGGGCGACGAGCAGCTCATCGCCCACGTCGGCGCCGCCCACCGCCGGACGCTCACCGGGATCCGCGACGACGACGGGCAGCCGGTCTGGGTGCCGGCCAAGGAGCGGCCCGATTCGCCCTTCCCGATCAACGCAGCGCTGGCATCGATCATCGGTTGGCAGGCCCGCCTCGACGCGGTGAAGGCAGGCGCCATGGAGCCCGTCACCTGGAGGGTCGCGTGAGCAGGGTCGCCATCGCGGGGGCCGCAGCCGCCGGGGCGATCGCGGTCGGCTCGCTCGCCCTCGGTGCGCCACTCGTCGGCCTCGCGGCCGCGGGCGGGGCGGCGTTCCTGGGCGCGTCGCTGGTGTTCGGCCGCTCGAGCGGTTGGGGCAACGTCCTGCTGGCCCGGACGCGGATCGACTACCGCCGCGAGATCGGCGACCCGGCGTCGAACAGCATCGTCGGCGCCGTCGTGGGCTGGATCGCCCGGAACCTGCCCGAGGCGCCGGTCAGGATCGTCCGGGAGGGTACGACCGAGGTCGCCCATCTGCCGGGTCCGACCGGTCCGGGCGCCATGCTGCGACTCCTCGAGCGCCCGAACCCGTACTTCTCGGGACCCCTGCAATGGATGGCGACGATCGTCGACCGGATCTGCATGGGCGACGCCTACTGGATAAAGGTCCGAGCCGAATCGGGCCGCGTGACGCAGCTGTGGTGGGTGCCCGCCGCGTCGATGGAGCCGCGCTGGCCCGAGAACGACCCGACCGTCTTCATTGGCCACTACGAGTACACGATCGACGGAACCGTCTACTGGGTGCGGCCCGAGGACGTCGTCCACTTTCGGAACGGCATCAACCCCCGGAACACCCGCAAGGGCATCAGCCGCCTGGCGTCGCTGTCGCGCGAGATCTTCACCGACGAGGAGGCCGCGAACTTCACGGCCTCGCTCCTGCGCAACCTTGGGATCCCGGGCGTCGCGATCGCGCCGACGAACACGGTCACCGGACGGGTCGGCCTCGACGTCGAGGCTGTCAAGAAGGCCTGGATGGAGAAGTTCGGCGGCGACCGCCGGGGCGAGCCGTTCGTCAGCAACCTCCCGATCGACGTCCATACGTTCGCGTTCAACCCCCAGGAGATGGAGCTGCGGCAGCTCCGGCGGATCCCGGAGGAGCGCGTCTCGGCTGTCCTCGGCGTGCCCGCGGGCGTCGCCCAGCTCGGCGCCGGGCTCGACCGGAACACGTTCAGCAACTACGGCGAGGCTAACGTCGCGGCCTACACCCAGGGCGTGATCCCGGACCAGCGGATCCTCGCCGCGGACCTCGAGATCCAGCTGCTGCCCGACTTCGCGGACGTGGATGCCGATGGCCTCGATGTGTGGTTCGACTGGATGAAGGCCTCGGCGATGCAGACTGCCGCCGACGCGATCTGGCGCAAGTTCGAGTCGGCCGCGACCAAGGGCCTTGTGCCGCGGAGCGCGTTCAAGCGGGCGACCGGGCAGGAGGTCCTGCCGGGCGACGAGGTCTACGTCGCGCCAAACAACTACCTGTTCACGCCCGTCGGCCAGGAGCTCGGCGAGGCTGGGCCCGTCACGACGCCGATCCGCCCGCAGCTGCAGCCTGGCTCGACGAACGGCCACGCGGCCGCCGGCGTGGTCCGCTGCGGGAGCTGCAGCCGCCTCCTCGCCGAGCTCGCGAGCCCGCCGTACCGGTTCACCTGTTCCAAGTGCAAGGCGATCACCGAGGCCGAGGGCACCGGCGCCCATCCGTCCGCCCTCCGGGTCGAGCGCGATGAGGCCGGCCGCATCGCGGCGATCGTGGCGGCATGAAGGACCTGGACGCCCGCGCCGTCGCGCTCCTGCTCGACGAGGCCGAGCGCCAACCCGGTCCGGAAGGGCCACGGGGCCCGGCCGGCACCCCGGGAGCACCCGGCCCGATCGGCCTGGCCGGGCCGGAAGGCCCGAGAGGCAGGGACGGCCGCGACGGCAAGGACGGCGAGCGCGGCCTCGTCGGGCCCCCGGGTCCGGCTGGCAAGGACGGCGAGCGCGGGCCGGCCGGACCTGTCGGCGCCACGGGCCCGACGGGTGATCGCGGCGAGCCCGGCCAGGACGGCGTCGGCGCCGACGAGCGGGTCCGCGTGGCATCCGACGACCCGACGCCGGGCTTCCTCGCCGACAAGCTCGTCGGCGGCCTGGGCGTCAAGCTGCGGCGGGAGCGGCGCGAACGCGGCGACGCGCTCGTCATCGACGCCTTCGGAGGCGGCGCTGGCGGGATCGGCCCGCCTGGACCCCCGGGCCCCGCCGGAGACGATGCCACGATCAGCGCCAGTGACGAGGGCACCGACCTCGGCAGCGTCCAGCGGTTCGACTTCGTCGGCCCGGGCGTGACCGCCGTGGCGGCCGCCGGCGTGGCGACCATCACGGTCCCGGGCACGCCTGCCACCCTCGACGTCCAGCTCCACGGCTGGGACGGCAGCGCCTGGGTCCCGGTCCTCGCGACCGCCGACGGCAGGCTCCGGGTCACGTCGTGAACGCCGGCCGAATGTACGCCTTCACGGGCACCGACTGGGTCGAGGTCAAGGTCGACGCGACCGGCCGGCTGGTCCTCGACCAGTCGCTCGGAGGCGGCGGCACAGGCAGCCTCGAGTGGGGCCCGGACTTCGGCGGCGTGGATGGCGACCAGTTCGCCTGCGCCGTCGAGGTCGCCATGCCGGCCGTCGACCTCACAGGCGACCTCGACATCTCGGCGGCCGCGCGCCTGACCGACCTCGCGGCGGAGTTCACCTCGCTTCAGGCGACCGGGGCGGTCGCCTTCAGCGACCTCGCTCCGACTGCCGATCTCGCCGCCAGCGGTGCGGTCGCCCTCACCGATCTCGCGGTCACGGGTGACCTCAGCGCCGCAGGGGCCGCGCGACTGACCGACCTTGCCGCCGAGTTCACCGCCCTGCAAGCGGCTGGCGCGGTCGCTTTCACCGACCTTGCCCCG